TAAGACCTTCAGCATCCTCTGGGTTAACTCCCCATCTATCATTAAAACTATTTCCTTCAACATCTAAAACAGCATCCATATTACCGTTTAAATGTTCATGTACAAAACTTAAGTCATCGTTAAGAGTAGTTCTTCTTTTATATATTTCGTTTATATGGTCTACTTCTGATTGAGTATAGTTTCTAAAATCACCTACATCTGAGTAAGCGTTTAACATCTTATCTAACTCACCCAATCCAAAGTTAATAGCATTTCTTTGAACGAACCATTCCCTTTGAGAGTCTTCATCAAAACCTCTAGATATTACTTGTCCTGATACTCCAGTCGTACCCCAAGAACCGAAAGTCTCATGTCCTCCTACAAAACCAGAACCAAAGTCTTTCTCTTCTACTGAGAAGAAAGCTGACTTTAAATTAGCTTCTGCTTGTTCTAAGTTTAATTGAGGTTCTTTCCTTATAGCTCCACTTCTAGACATTTAACTTTACCTTTAATTACCTGCGGAATGAAAGCCTCTTTTTCCTTGGCTGGTTTTAGTAGTAGTAGTAGGTGTACTTGAAGTAGATACTACATTAGAGTCTGCTTCATTTGCGGATATTCTTTGCGCGTTAAAAGCCTCTACTTTATCTTTAGATATAGTCTGTTCCTCCTGTTTAGGAGTGGCTGTAGCAGTAGTGTTAAGTTTAGCTGCTACATACGCATCTCTAGAAGCTTCAATATACTTTTTAAGAAGGTCTAGTAATGCTACTCTCTTGGCACCCTTACCTTTAGACGCTGATTCACCGTATGTTTTAGCGATTTTCGTCATTAATAGAGCTGGGGTTAACTTATCCATATTAAGTTCTGAGCTCATATCTGGAAGGTTGTTTTCAACCCAAGCCTTTAAATCTATAGCTCTTTGTGTGGATTCATACTCTTTTTCTAGTAAAGGCGTTAAGTTTTCTTTTCTGTTTTTAGCTTTAGTAGATTTAGTAGAATCAGCATAAGCTTGAGCTGTCATCATATCAGACTCAGCCTTAGTTACTTTAGATAACATATCTGTATAAGCATTAAAGTCTACTTTACGTACCTTCTCTAATACCTTCATCATACCTTCTCTAGTTGTGTAATCTCCACTTTCATGGATTTCTTGTAAGAGTTCACTTTTAGATTGCCAACCCGCAGCTTGTCTTACTCCTTTTCCAAATTGACTACCTGCTTCCTTACCCGAGTCATACATTAATTGTGTGAATGTTGCTGACATGTTATCTCCTAAAAATAATTAACTTAATATACAGAATAGTTACCAGATACAATAGGAGTGCCTGTTACATTACTACCACCACCAAAAGAAACAGGTCCGTGAGTCCCCGCAGTAGATGACGTTGTAGCATTATACGTATCACCTATCGCCTTTCCTGTCTCAGTAGCAAAACCAGCTCTAGCTGCGTTCTGTGCTTCATACGCACCACCCATCAGTAAACCACCTTGTTGTGCTGCTCCAGATAAACCTTGTCCAACATTTGCTCCAAAGTCTGCTAAGTCTAAACCAAAACCAGCAATACCCATAGCTCCTGTTGTAGCTGCGTTTCTTCTGTTTGTATAGTTATCAATCAAATCTTGTACTCTATCATCAGCAGTTCTTCTAGCTTCTAATCTAGTATCTCCCTGAGCCTTTCTTAACATACCAGAGCTAGTAGCACTCGCTGTACTACCCGGAGTAAATCCTTGAGAGAACAATCTACTTTCTAAAGCAAGCCTCTCTTGTTCTTGCTCAGGAGCTAACAGAGCCATCTCTTGTTGATAATATTTATCACCTAAGTCACCAGCAGCCTCACCTCTTAAAGAAGTAAGTAATCTGTTCTGTTCAGCAGCTTCGGCTGTGTAAGCATCATACTGAGCTTGTTGTTCAGGAGATAAACCAATATCAACACTACCGTCACCAAAGGTTACGTTACCCATAGCACCACCGATGTCCCAAGGCATTGAGCCTTCCATCATCCAGTTAGCTGACTTCTCCTGTCCTTCTAAGTTCTTTTTAGCGGCATACGAGGTACCTAAACCACCAACTAAGCTCTTTATTATTGTGCTTACCCAATCCATATCTATCTCCTATGCTGTACGTTTCCACATGTAAACGACTACATATGGTTGTAAGTTTTCATTACCTGTTAATGCTACACCTGCTTCATCTGTTAATGCTGTATAACCATTGCCTCCAGTCACACCATCATTACTATTACCTGTTGAGTATGATGAACCTGTAGAGTCAACATGAACACTGTTGTATTCATTACGGATATTAGTGCCGTGAGTATGTTCCGGTAAGACAGAATCTTCTCTACCGCCTGTTGCTCCTGCTGTATCAAACGTACCAGAGCCAGCTTTACCTACTAGAACCTTACCTTCACCAAACGCATCCCAAGTACCGCCTAATGCTGCTGCGGGACTCGTAGAAATAGTGGTTGTGTACAGAGAACCTACTGGATAGATAGCATCAATAATATTCTGCTTAGTATCCACACCACTCATCTCGGTTTGTACATACTGAGTTGTTGCTATCTGTGCTGTGTTTGTATCCGCGGCAGCAGTCGGAGCTGTTGGAATACCTGTTAAGGCAGGTCCAGCTATATCTGCTTTACTACTAACAGCGGTTGCTATAGCAGTAAACTCATTATGAAAATCAGTTCCTGATATAGTTTTACCAGTTGCTCCGGTGGTTAAACCATCTCTAGTATCCCAACCGATAGATGTGTATATTGTATAATTTGACATTTAGTCTCCTATCTTATTTTCCCTTGTTTAAACAAGAGGGTGGAATCCTGTAATGAAACTAAACTTCCATTTACCTCTGTATCCATACCTATCTTAAAATGCTTTGCTGAACCGGATAAAGGAATACTATACTCCTTTAAACCGTAGACAGGCGCATACTCTCCTACACCAAACTCAGCTTCTCCAAACAAAGAAGCTACGCCTGACGATGTAGGTGTTAAGTCTAAGGTAACTGTTTTGTAAGCAGTTAAACCAAAGTCCTTAAACATATTAATATTAACAGAAGTATCCTTACCTCCATTAAACATAGCTCTCATCTTCTTAAGTAAAGATGCTGCTACTCCTTCTCCCATCTCTAACCAAACAGAAATGAATCTACTTGTGTACTTATGCTCTGTAAAGGTAGTAGAGCCTGTCATATCTTTATCTATATAATCTTCGTAAGAAGCTACACTACCTGCCTTCTGTCCTACTAAGAAACCTTTTGAAGTAGTGTTTGCAAAACAAGCTGGTTCTCTATCACTCTCAAACTTCCAAGTTGTAACTCTAGGAGCTTTGTTAGCTGTTATATGCTTCATATCAAAGACATAAGTAGAGTTCTTGTCTACAAAGGAAAGTAAATATACTCCCTCTTCTTCTAAATAAATACCCTTAGCATCTGAAGCCTGAGCCGTCTCTCTCGTTAACGTATCTTTTACATTAACAGATAAATCTGATAGAGGTACTTTATCTAACTCTGTAGTACGAGCTAGGGAACGTAAGCCTGTTTCAGAAAGGAATACTAAATCATCTCCAATAGCCTGTACTGTATCTCTAGCTACACAACCTACACCTCTTATAACTTCATCTAAACCAAATGTAGTAGCATCACTAGGGTTAGCAGGGTTATTATACAGAGCTATATTCTTCTTACCAAAGATTACTAACTTTCCGTAGAAAGGAGCAATAGCTACTATCTCATCACTTCCCCACACCTTATTCAAATCTAGTACACCTGAAGAACCTCCGTTCCAAGTATCTCCCTGTAGTAAGTCTGAATAGAATACAGAAGCTTTATTACTTGTTACTCCTCCTACCCATAATCTTCCATAGTAACCCATACAACAAGAAGGTTGAAAGGTAGTAGCAGAAAGAGTAGATGGATAACCGTTACCGCTTCCATCTGGAATGTTAGTCCAAGAAGTGCCATTATACTCTAAAGGGTCTTGTCCACCTTGAACAGCATAAAGCTTATCATTAAAGTTTACAAACATCCAGTCTGAAGTAGCTCCTGAGAATGTTGTAGATGTAGCCGGAGCAGATAACGTAGTGGATGTACTCCAGTCTACTGTGATTATCTTATCTCCTACACTAACAACAACATTAGAACCAAGTTCTCCTATGGCACCTACCTTAACACTTGCTGCTTGAGCTAACTGTCTTAAGCCTTTCCTTACAGATATAACTCCAGATTCTCTTACTACTACATTCTCAGCTTTAGTAAGCCAAGAAATATCTAAGGACGAAGGATTACTTTGGGTATTTAAACCATTTAATCCTATGTTATTTAGAGGTGTGTATGTAAGTTGCTTAGCCATTAGTTAACAAACCAGTCAGTTTCATATTGTGTATTACCACTATCTAACATAATAGCATGAGATATAGCAGTAGATGATTCCATCGCAGCTAAACCAGATTGAGTACCGCCATCTTCTCCACGCTCACTAATAGCTCTAGCATAAGCACCTAATATAACTGGCTTAGCAGGAACCTTTAATACCGTAGAAGCTGTAGATAGTTCATCCTGATACTTCAGTAAGTCAAAAGCAATAACCTGAGCTTCTGAAGGTTGAGGAGAGAAGTCTATCTTTAAGTTAGAAGAAGCATCTGTTCCATTGAAACCATAGTACCTAGGCTCACCAGTAGCCTCTGTAGGGTACTTTACACTGTTAAGGTAGTGTCGGCTCACTTGAACTAAATTGTTCCCTGTAGCCGTGTTTATAACGTCAATGACTTTAAACTCTTGTCCAGAACCTAAACTGTAATTAGTTGTACCTGCTGCTGTTGTTAAGTTAACAGTCTCTCTAAGAGCTAACCAGTTATGTACAGACTCTACACTCCTCTTAGCATCGTTAACTAAAGAACCTATTACCTTTTGGTAGTCTGTAGTTGTACCTGAAGGGTCGTTAATAGCACCTGTCCAATCACTTGAGATTGTATCCTCTCTCAACCTAATTAGAACCTCATTAATTAATTCTCTAAACGTCATTTACTTCCCCTTAGCTAGTTGAGCGCCGAAGTAGAACTCTACAATCATAGTAGCCCAAGCGAACACTTCGTTAAATTTAATCAAACCTCGTACTGTTACGTACTCAATCTGGTCTGGTGTAATGGTAAAACCCAGTAGGCTAAAGCCTTCTCTTACTGTAGGTATTACAGTTTCTACGTTGAATAATACTGGTGCTACTTGCGTGAATATTATTAAACCTAGAATAGCAAAGATGATGAACCTTCTGTTCCAAGCAGCCATTGGTGACTCTTTGTCAGCAGCGTCTCTTGCTTTGTTAATAGACTTGTTCTTAGCAGCAAACGACTCAAGCATTAGCTTCTGACCGTCTGTTGCAGCCTGACTGCGTATAGATAAGAGTTTGGCAAAGAACCCCAGTAGTATTGGTGCTGCGTTAGTTAGTATGGTTATCATTATTGACTCCCTGTGTATAGTTCATAAGCCTGTTGTGCTGTCTCAATCTTCGTTTCCAGTACAATTACTCTGTTCATATTCTGGTCTGATAGTTCTTTCAGGTACTCTAGGCTGTTGACCTTGTTGGTTAATTGTCCGTAAGTGAACACAATTCCCCCAATAATGCCAAGTAAGGTTAATAGTGTAGGTGTGTCTATCTTCACTTAAATGCGTCCTCGAGCAAGCCACTTAGTTTCTCCTTTAGTCTGTCCTCTGCTTTCTGTTTAACTACTTCTTCTACTTGGTCTGTACCCACTGTGATGAAAGCATCTGTAACAACACCTTCTAACCAGCTATAGCCAGCGAATAAACCAGTTGAACCAATGGCTAATAGTAGTAGGTATCGTTTAATCTTCTTCATCATCGTATTGGGGTGCTGTGGATAATCTCAATCATCCTATCCAGCTTGTTATCAATCCTAGCAAACATCTCTTTGTTGTCTGTCTGCATATCAATAATCTGCAGTTGCATATTGTTCTGGTTAGCTTGTAGAACAGCAATGTCTTTACCGATGTCTGTTATATAAATCAATGCTCCAAAGATTAGGGCTGCTGTTGTCACTAGGTGACTGACACTTACTGACCTGCTTAAATGCCACTTATCTTGACTCATCCGTTACACCTTGGTCAGTGAAACAAAACTTGGGTCAACTTCATCTGTAGGATTAGCTGTCCAGCCACCTGTTACCATATTAATCTCTTGTGTTACTGGGTCGTTTAACTCAGGTCCGTATGTCTCAACACCTTCTTCAGATGTGTGCTTGACCTTAGTTACCAGTGTGTACGGAGTAGCCTCGTAAGCAATAATATCTTCCAGAGTAACTAGAGCGTTTACCTCTGCTTCCTTGGTTACTTGGTCAGCATAGATAGCACTTGCGTATGTCTCAATCTCTGTTGGCACAGCCTTACCACCTTTAGATGCTCTTGACCAGTACCAATCTACCTCACCTTGCTTAGACGTTACTTGAGAGTTAATCTGTCCTAGCATCCTTTCTTTGAGCTTGTCAACATCTCTAGCTATAGACTCTGGTGTTCCAACTACTGAGCCGTCAGTCTCTACGTTGGTTACGTTACCGCTCCAGTAATACTTCTCGTTGACTCTTGTAACGGAGTAAGGTTTAATACCCAACTCAGCTAACTCAGCCTTGCTCCAGCGGGTGAAGATACTGGATGGGTATTGAATGTCTCCAATAGTCATTGACCTTGGAGTCTTAATTGTCATTTCGTTTAATATCCACATAATGGTTTCCTGTTATTTGGCGGTTGAGTATTTGAAAGGGTGTTCTGCGAAGGCGATGTAGATGTAAGTCTGTCCAGAGTCGTTTGATTCAACTTCGTAAGAACTAGTAGCTCCCAACTTAAACCCGTTGGATAGAAAATCGTGTCTTTCAACATAACTGTCCGTGCCACCGTTACCTCTTAATCCCTCTGCGTAGCTTCTATTTGCATATAATGATGGACCATTTTGACCGTTGTAATGCCTTTTTGAATCAAGAATTTTCCAAGAATAATAACTCCCGTAATCGCCTCCTGTGGCGTTTTTAACCATCACATAAGCAGGTTTGAATCCCGTGTAAACAAACGTGCCGTCCGTTGAAGCATTACCAGTATAAGAACCCACCTTTGAGTAGCCATCGACAGAGTGGAAAGCGTAGGCGATGAAGTCATAAGAAGTACTGGTGCTACCATCTAAACCACCACCAACAGAGAAAACATCTGCTGTAGGTGCTGTGTTAAAAAAAGTCTTGGGTGTTAGCAGCACCTGCTGTGGAAAACAATAACTTCTGGTCTTCTCCTACAGTCTCTGTATAAATTCTCCAAGCGTGACCAGTTCCATTTCTTCTTTTATAAATCACCATCTCAGGTGTGTAATCTAGTCCGTGACCAACTGTACCATCAGAGCCTGTACCCTCATAAGACACAATCGAGAAACCAGCGTCTCTGTTGGCAGACACTCCCCAGCCAGTTGTTATTGTTCCTGCAGTAACTCCAGCAGTTGTATTGCTGCTTGATGATGTTACTGAGCCACCTGACAAAACATTAAAGGTATTTGCGTTACCAGCAGCTTTCCACTGCCAAGCTACAAACCCTACACCATTGTTGTTATACCAACCACCACTGACTTGGAAGCCATCAGTTACTATATAAGGATGACCAGCGTCATCTTCTGCATCTGTTGTGTTTGTATGTAAGTGATTAGAGCCACGCAGACTATCAGTAATAACGTGATTGTCGGTAGTAGAGTATGCTTTTAGCCAGTTTAAATCTGGAGTGATAGTGCTAGTTATATTTCTATTAGTAGCACCATCACCAGTATAAAGCACCGTATTAAACGCCTGATTATCACCACCAGACCAAAGTCCAGCAGTAGGGTCAGCTAAGTTCTTAGTACACAGAGCGAGGAAGCCTGAAGGTGGCTCGTAGAAGAAGTCTCCGATGCCTTCTGAGTCTGTATTACCTTGGGCTGTTTTGTTGCCAGCAAAGGAGGAGTCCTGACCGAAGTTGGCTACAACCTTTACATTCGCACCACCGTTGGCGTACACTCTCAAATGTGGAGTCCAAGAAGTTGAAGAGATGCTT